TGGGGCTAAGTACTATTATGATTCCACCCAAGCTACCATCCAAAGGTTATCAGCAGAAAAAGCAATACTGGATACTGCATTAGAGCAACAGACAGCTTCTATAAACGCAATGCAGGAACAGATGGAGAGACAGAACGAATTGAACACTGAGCTTCAGGCAAATCTTCAAGAAGCGAATTCAGGATTAAATGAGATGAGAAGCAAGTTTGCTCGTCATGATTTAACAAGATTAGCTATAGCAAAGCCTGGATTAATACAGACAAGAATAAACAATGGTACTGATGAGGTATTTAGAGAAATTGAAGAAAATACAAACAATAAGCCTGTTAATACTATCGAGCCTGTTGCTGAGCAGCTGTAGTCTACTTGGATTTAACAAACCTGATCCAGAACCACGTATAGTAACAGTTACAAAGATTGAATATCCAATCATTAATACCCCAGCTCGTCCTGAGCCAGTAGGACTAGACGACGTTAAGTTCTATGTTGTTACCCCAGATACTTTAGACGAATTTCTAGAAGAATTCGAAAAAGACAATGGTCAAATTGTCTTTGTTGCTACAAGTGTACCAAGCTACGAAAATCTATCTATAAACCTACAAGAGTTACGTAGGTATATATTACAGCAAAAGGAAATTATTCTATATTATGAAAAAGCTGTAGACTTTGAAAAAAAAGATGAATTACCTGCAGAATAGGGGTTTACGAAACCCCCGATTATAATATATAATAGTACTCTATTAAAAAAACATGAGCGGGATATACGAATGGCAAAAACAGAATACATGGGTATTCAGATAGATTACTCGCGCGACGAACTATTTGATAAGTTAGGTAAGCAAAGACTACAAGAAAGTTACATGAAGGAGGATGAAGAATCACCGCAAGAACGCTTTGCATTTGTTAGCTCTGCATTCGCATCTAATCCAGAACACGCTCAAAGATTATACGATTATTCAAGCAAGCATTGGCTATCATATTCTACGCCAATACTATCTTTTGGTCGCTCATCTAAAGGTATGCCTATATCCTGTTTTCTTAACTATATTAACGATACAGCAGAGGGATTAGTTGAAAACTTATCTGAAACAAATTGGCTTTCTATGCTTGGCGGTGGCGTTGGGATTGGTTTTGGTATCCGTTCCTCTGATGATAAGTCTGTGGGTGTTATGCCTCATCTCAAGACTTACGATTCATCGTGCCTCGCATATCGCCAAGGTCGCACTCGACGGGGCTCTTACGCTACTTATCTTGACATATCTCACCCAGACGTGGTAATGTTCCTTGAGATGCGAAAGCCTACTGGTGATCCAAACGTTCGTTGTTTGAATCTGCATCACGGCATTAACATCTCTGACAGGTTTATGGAAATTGTTGAGCGAGCCATGACAGATCCGGAGGCTGACGATGGTTGGAATCTGGTTGATCCGCACTCTGGCCAGATTAAAGATACCGTATCAGCTAAAGCTTTGTGGCAAAAGATTATTGAATTGCGTATGGAAACTGGCGAACCATATATTCATTATATCGATACTTCTAATCGCCATCTTCCGCAATTCCAAAAGGATATGGGACTTAAGGTTCATCAGTCTAATCTTTGTTCAGAAATCATACTTGCCACAAACGAAGAAAGAACCGCTGTTTGTTGTCTGTCTTCCGTAAACCTAGAGCATTATGATTCCTGGAGTAAGAATGGATTATTCCTTAAAGATATGGCAGAAATGCTTGATAATGTTCTTCAGTACTTTATAGATAATGCACCTGATCAGGTATCCCGCGCTAAGTTCTCTGCTTCGAGAGAAAGAAGTATTGGTGTTGGAGCCTTAGGCTTCCATGCATACCTACAAAGTAAAAACATGCCATGGGAAAGTGCCATGGCAACCGGTGCTAACATAAGAATGTTTAAGCACATTAGGAGTAAATTAGATGAAGCAAATCTCGAAATTGGTAAAGCCCGTGGAGAAGCACCAGACGCAGCCGGAACAGGACAGAGATTTAGCCACGTTATGGCTGTTGCTCCTAATGCCTCTAGCTCTATTATCATGGGGAACACTAGTCCTTCTATTGAGCCTTTTCGAGCTAACGCGTATCGGCAAGATACGCTATCTGGATCCCATCTTAACAAAAATAAACACCTGGTTAGAGTCTTAGAGGGTAAGATCGAAGATAAGAAAACAAAGTTAAGTATGGATGAGATCTGGTCTTCGATCATTTCAAGTGATGGATCAGTTCAGCATCTAACTTTTTTAGACCAATGGGAAAAGGACGTATTTAAGACTGCTATGGAAATTGATCAAAGATGGATAATCGATCATGCTTCTAAGCGCCAGGAATATATTGATCAGGCACAATCCTTAAATTTATTCTTTCGACCTGATTCTAACATTAAGTATATCCATGCAGCTCATTATCTTGCATGGAAGCAGGGGCTTAAATCGTTATACTATTGCAGATCTGAAAAGCTAGGTAAAGCGGATAGAGTATCAAACAAAATAGAAAGACAGATTATTAAGGAACTAGATATGACAGCATTAGTAAACGACGAGCCTTGTCTCGCTTGTGAGGGTTAATAGATGTCACCCAAAACAAAGATAACCGACGAGCGCGCTTACTTTAAACCATTTAACTATGCTTGGGCATATGACGCATGGCTTAAGCATGAGCAAAGCCATTGGTTACATACAGAAGTACCTATGTCAGAAGACGTTAAAGACTGGCAGACAAAGGTGAGTGATGGAGAGAAAGGATTCTTAACAAACATCTTTCGTTTCTTTACACAGGGTGATATTGATGTAGCTGGTGGCTATGTTAACAACTACCTCCCGCACTTTCCCCAGCCAGAAGTACGCATGATGCTAATGGGGTTTGCAGCCCGTGAGGCGCTCCATGTGGCCGCCTACAGCCATTTAATTGAAACTTTGGGTATGCCTGAGTCTACATACAACGAGTTCCTAGAATACGAAGCTATGGCCAATAAGCATGAGTACTTCTTGAACCTATCTAACGATACACAAGACAAGGGTACAATTGCTACTAACATTGCAGCCTTCTCAGCATTTACCGAAGGCATGCAACTGTTCTCTTCTTTTATTATGCTGCTTAACTTCCCCCGACATGGCAAGATGAAGGGTATGGGCCAGATCGTTACTTGGTCGATTGTTGATGAGACTATGCATGCCGAGAACATGATTAAGCTATTCCGAACCTATGTTGAGGAGAATCTGGAATTGTGGAATGACGATCTTAAAGGCAAGATCTATACCATTGCAGAAAGAATGGTAGAGCTTGAAGACAAGTTTATTGACCTTTCTTTTGCTATGGGAGATATGGAAAATCTAACACCTGAAGACGTTAAAAAGTATATTCGATACATCTGTGATCGACGTCTAATTAGCTTAGGTCTAAAAGGCATATTCAAGATTAAAAAGAACCCATTACTTTGGGTAGAAGAAATGATTAACGCTCCTACACATACTAACTTCTTTGAGAACAGAGCAACTGATTATGCCCGCGGGGCTACAACTGGAGATTGGAAAGATATTTGGGGGAGTGCATAGTGAAGATTACCTGTAGTTCGTGTAATTTAACATATAGAGTGATATCAGACGAGGCGGAATATGATGGTATTGATCCTGAATTCTGCCCATTTTGTTCAGAAGAAGTTTCAGAAGATCTAGATTTTAACGAGGAATAATGTTCTATAAATAGTTCATATAACACCTATATGAGCTAATTATGAACCAGTGGTTAATAGAAGAAAAGATATCAGGCTTACCGCCTAGGACAATATCATACGAACCGGAAGATTTAGATCCAAAGGTAATTTACGGTTTTGTATATTTAATTGAGAATCTAGAGACCGGAAGGAAGTACGTCGGTAAAAAGTTCTTCTGGTCAATGAAGTCCAAACAGGTAAAAGGAAAAAGGAAAAAATATAAAGCTGAATCAGATTGGAAAAAATATCACGGATCTTCTGGAGAGCTAACAGAAGACTTGGAAAAATACGGTAAAGATAAATTTAAAAGAACTATTCTACACCTCTGTAAAACAAAAGCTGAATGCGCATATATGGAGTTAAAAGAACAGATTGAAAGAGATGCTCTTCTTCGCGAAGACTATTATAATGGATGGATCCAAGTCCGTGTTCGTAAAGCCCACTTAAAGCATATACACAAATGACCGATAATGTTATACAGTTTCCGAAGCCTAAGCCTAAAAAAGAAACAAGAAGAGGCATAGCAACTGATATAGATGAAAATCTTTCAGGCCTTATGTCTGTTTCGGCAGATGCTCTTGATATGCTTGTTGCTTCTCTAGTAGAAGAAGGCTACGATCCTCTTAAAAGCCCTGAAATGATTATGGACCTAGGTATAATACTTAATGCCACTTATGCTATGCTTTTAAGGGATCAGGGAATATATCATGTTCTTCATGATCATATGGAAGAGATGCAAGGTACCCTAGAGGAACTAACCCGGATGATGAAAGCAAACAAAGATATATTCGATCCTGATGGGGAAAGATAATGGGCATAAGAAATTGGTGGTATACCCTAATAAAAGAAGAATGGGAGCTTAAGATATCCGTTCCTGCCGCAGAGATAGAAATACTTGTAGACGGTACTCGTATTCAGCACACCATAGAAAAAACTTTTATGGTTAAAAAGATTATAAAAATAAAGCCTACCCAATTCATCTTTGTAGATACCGAAGACCACCGACAAGAAATTAACCTAATATCTCCCGTTTCATATAGCATAAAGAAAATCTATTAGGGGTTTACAACTCGTAATAAGTGTGATATAATGTATTATTAAATCGTTAAAAGTGAGTGACAGATGATTATCCTAGATTATAATGCTATTGCCATAGCTAACATTGTTGTACAAAGAATAGAGATTACAGAAGATATGATTCGTCATATGATACTTAATTCTATTCGGATGTATAATAAAAAGTTCCGTGACGAATACGGTCAAATGGTTATAGCAAATGACTCCTCTAATTGGCGCAAAGAAGCCTTTCCCCAATATAAAGCAGCCCGTAAAAGTAACAGAGAAGATTCTCCCCTCGATTGGCAAGAAATATTTAGAATCATTAATTTAGTCTTTGAAGAGATCGGGGATAACCTACCATACAAAACAGTTCGTGTAGAAGGCTGTGAAGCAGATGACGTCATAGGCCAATTAGTAGAAATGACCCAGGAATTTGGTCAGCATGACGAAGTTATGATTGTATCTGCAGATAAAGACTTTATCCAATTACAAAAGTATAACAACGTTAAGCAATTCTCCCCTATGACTAAGAAGTTTATTACCGATCCCAATCCTACCAATTATCTCTTTGAGCATATTCTCAAAGGTGATTCCGGAGATGGAGTACCTAATGTTCTTAGCCCTGATAATACTTTTACTGATAGTATTAGGCAATCGCCAATGACCAAGAAAAAGATTGCTGAATTCTCTGTGCCAGAAGAACAGCTTCCAGAGGTTATGGGAGAGGAGATATATAGAAACTACTGCCGTAATAAAACAATGATTGACCTAAACAATACTCCTACGGGATTAAAAGAAACAATCATTGATACTTACAATAAGCAAAAAACGGCACATCCATCTAAGGTACTAAACTACCTAATTAAAAAGCGTTGTAAGATGCTAATTGAATCAGCAGGGGAATTCCTATAATGGCTGCATATGTTTACGAAATATTAGAAAAAGCCTCAACGGCTAAAACAAAAGAGGAAAAGGTCCAGATCCTTAAGGATGGAAACTCTTTTGCTTTGCGAACAGTATTACAAGGTGGCATGGATTCTTCAATTGAATTCATTCTTCCTGAAGGTGCACCACCATATAGTTCAGAGGATGCTGGTAAGTGGGGATATACCCCTTCTTCTATACAAAGAGCAGCTAAGAAATTTAGATTCTTTGTTAAAGGAGGCCCTGGTGAAAAA